CCGGCGAATGCCCGAACAGCATCATCGGGCGGCGTTCTTTCAGGCTTTCGAGGAACGCACCGCGGAGCACGGTGTCGCCGTAGCTGTCCGTCCGGCCCCAGACCGCGGCGTAGCCGGTGAACTGCACCGCGCCGCTACTCGCGTCCTTCGTGTGAAACTTCAGCTCGCACAGTTCCAGCGGCAGGTCGCGCCGGTCACGGCAGGCCAGATAGTGCAGCTGCCCCTTCTGTTCATGCCACGGCATAGCGTCAGCCCTCGGCGTCGTCGGCGCCATCGTTACCCCCGGCCGATACCGCCGGTGGCGGCGCCGGCTCGGGCGTTGCCGGTAGCGTACCCAGTTTTCCCAGCGGCGTCAGCGCCGTCTGCACGGTGAGGACGTCGGCGTTAGGGTCAGGGTAGGCCGGCAGCTTCAGGCGGCGCCGGATTTCGTTGCGGGTCATGATCCCGTTGTTTGCGTGACTCGCAAGCAGGTCTTTCTGGGCCGTCGAATCCAGCGACAGCAGGGCCGCTTCGTCGATGTCGACGAACAGCGACTCGCGCTCCCGCTCCGGGATGACGTAGCGGTTAAACGTCGCCACCAGCCGCGACAGGTACGGCCGCAACGTGTACGTCAAGAAGCCGATGTTTTGCTGCTCGATACCGCTGCCCCAGCTAGTCGATTTTTCAGTTTCCATGAGCAGGAACAGCGGCACCCCGAAGAATCGGGCGATGTCGGCAATCTGGAACGCTCGCGTTTCCAGCATCTGCATGTCGGCCGGGTTCACGCTGATCGCCTGATACTTCAGCGATCCCTCGAGCAGCCAGAAGCGCTTGCCGGTCGGGTTCGACGCGTCCGCCATCGCCGAGTATTCCTTCCGAATCTGCTCGCGCTGCTTGTCGGTCAGCACCTTATCGGCCGTCATGACGCCGGCGGGCCGGCCACCCTGCGCGAAAAACGACGACGCGAACCGCTCGGCACCCACCGTCAGGCCCAGCGATTCGCGGGCCATGGCCAGCGGCGACAGGCCCATCACCCCGTCCATGCTGAACGCCCGGAAGTGCAGCACGCGCCCGGGTGGCAGTGCCTGCCGGGTGCCGGACGCGTCCGGGTAGCGGTACAGCAGCGTGCGATCCGGCCGCCGCTCGACTTCCATTGCCTCGACCCGGCCCGGCCACAGCTCGACGACGCGCCCGGCGGACTGCCGGCTGACCAGCGCGTACGCGTTGCCCCAGCCGGCCATCTGGGCCACCACGGCCTCGCGGAATTCATCGCCCGTCTGCGTTTCGTTCGGGTAGTCGATCAGCTGGGGCAGCCAATGGGAGCTGGGCAACGGCTCCCGGTCCCCGTTCGGCAGCCGCCGGTAGCCGACCATCGGCAGCGTGCCGGCCGTTTCGGCGATGATCCGGATGCACCGGAACACCGCCGCCACCTGCATGGCGCGCGAATCGGTGACGCTCTGGCCGGCCTCGTTGGCGAAACTTCCGGGCCCGGCGAGCTGGGGGCCGTACTCCGGGTTCCAGAGCCCGCCGAATACGTACCGCATCCACGACGACCACGCTACGGCCACGGCTTACGCGCTCACCGGGTTGGCCAGAATCGCGTCAAGGTTGCCGGCGTTATCTGCCGCCGACAGGCCGAACGCCATGAACAGCGCGGCCGCGCCGTCTATCTTGTCGGCCGAGCGCTTGCGGTCAGGGGCGATGTTCATGTTCGCGTCGCGCCTCGCTACTACGTTGGCCATGTTCCACGCCAGCACCGGGTTGCCGCCGTGGCTCAGCTTGCCCCCGGTGTAGGCCACCTCGCACGCCTTCATCGCGGCGTTGTAGCTCCGGGTGCCCTGCACGAACTGCTCCAAGGGTAACCCCTGATTCAGCAACGCGGTAGCCGTAGCGGTGGCGTTCCACGGGTCGAAGGCAATCCGGGACGGCCCGAACCGCTCGAAATCCTCGAGGATTGCCCGCTCGATGATGTCGTAGTCGGCCACGTCGCCCGGAGTCTGCTCGATCAGGCCGGCGGCCACCCACGCCGCGTACGGCACCGATCGCCGCTCGGTCCGCTGGTGCACGGCGGCCTCGGGGACCCAGTAGCGGACCCGGGCGTAGTAGTGCCCGTCCACCAGCCATAGCAGCGCCCACGCGGTCATATCCGTGGTGCTGGCAAGGTCGAACGCCCCCCAGCATTGCGCGCCTCGCAATGCCTCAAGGTCGACCGGGCCGGAGCACCGGCGCCACCGCGGAAGGTTCACCCACGCGGCCGCCGAGGCCGCCGGCAGGTTCAGCCGCTTGATGCGGAACTCGGCGTGGGTGCCCGGCATGGCTCTGGCGTTCGTGGCCAGCTTCCGCAGCTCGGCCCGAAGAACCGGGTTGACCGGCAGCAACGGGTTGGCCTTCACCCATTTCCGTTCGTCGAACTCGGCCTCCCCGTCGTCGTCGTCGTCGAGCGCCCAGATGCAGGCGAGGAAGTGATCGGCCCGGAACAGGCCCTGCAGCACCTGCCGGGCATAGGCCCGCACCTCTGGCCACGGCCCGGGCGTTTCGTACCCCTCGGTCGTCGTGTAGAGCCACAGCGGGTTCGACCGGGCGCCGGCCGCCGACCGCAGGACGTTCAGCAAGTCATGGGTCTTGTGCGCGTGAAGCTCATCGAGGCCGGCGTGGCTCGGGTTGAGGCCGTCCTGTGTCGACGCCTTGGCGTTGATCGGCTTGAACGTGCCGCCAATCTCAGGCCGGGCGATGGCATTGGCGAACGGCTCTAGGTCGAACGTGTCCCGCAGCGCCGGTGTCATTTCCACCATGCGCTTGGCGATGCCCCAGAGGATGCGCGCTTGGCTACCAGTTGTTGCCGCGCTCAGCACCTGCGCCCCTAGCTCGCGCTCCATGCAGAAGCAGGACAGCAGAATGCCAGCGGCCAGCGTCGACTTGGCGTTCTTGCGCGCGATGCAGAGCAGCGCCTCGGTGAATCGGCGCCCGCCATCCGTGTTCCTGAACCCGAACAGCTGAACCACGAAAAACACCTGCGCCGGCTCAAGCCGGATAGTCGGCGTGGCCCACACGCCCTCGACGTGCGGCAGCGCTTCGATGAAGCGGCAGTGCGCGTTTGCCCGTTTCGGCGAGAAATAGAACGGTGGCCGTTTGGCCTGCGCCCGCTTCAGGTCGGCGAGGAACCGCTTGGCCGCCAGCCTGATCCATCGGCCGTAACGCTCGCCGCGGCGATCGTCCAATGCGTCCTCGGCATAGGCGATCGCCACGGCCACGTAGTCGCGGCCGTCAGTCGTCGAGCGTGCGGAGCTCGCCGAACGGGTTGTCGCGGGGCGCTTGCTTCGGGACTTTGACACGGGTACGGGCCGTCGGACTGAAACCCAGCTCGGCCGCCGCCTTCATCACGATGGCGGCCTGCTTGTTCTGAATGGACAGGTAAGGATTCTGCATCGTGTTGCCGTCACGGGTTTTCACCAGCAGGCCCAGCTCGGTCACCTTCTGCCGGGCCAGCTCCAGCGTGTCGACGGCCACAACCCATGACAGGAACACCGACTGGTCCAGCTTGGTCAGCATCCCCGGCGGCGCGTGCGCGATCGCGTGGCGCCAGATTGCCTGCTGGCGTGGCGACAGCTCTGGCGGCGGGTCGAACAGGTCGCCTGCCGGCCTCGGTTCGTCGGCGCGATCCAGCGGCCGGCGCGCGGCCCCGCCGTCGAGTGCCCGCAGATAGGTGGGCTTAGGCTTGCGACCGCGCACGCTCGACCGCCTCGAAAGTTTCGCCCGTCGACTCTAGCACCGCTGTGCCGCCGGTCATGCTCTGCCACCGGCGCACAATCACGTCAGCCCATACCGGCTCCAGCTCGGCGATGAAGCAGCGGCGGCGGGTGCGCTCGGCCGCGATCAGGGTCGTGCCGGTACCGCCGAACGGCTCCAGCACCACGTCGCCCTCGCGCGCGCTCGAAAGCAGGCACCGCGCGATCATGGCCACGGGCTTCGGGGTGGCGTGGCCGAACCGATCGTCGCCAGTAACCCGCGGGAACTGCCATACGTCGCGCATGGTGTCGTGCGTGTTGTCGAAGTATGGGCGCACGGCGCGGTAGTTCTCGTGCCGCGGGTCGCGGACGTCACCGTTGAACTGCCGGGCCAGCTCGCGGTAGTCCTCAAGCAGCTCGTCGTAAGGCTTCACGAACGCGCGGCCAGCGGCCGCGGCCTGCAGCTTTTCGTAATTCTCGCGGTTGATCCACGCCCACTGCGAGCGCCCGAACCAGTGGCCGTACATGTGATTGTCGCAGATGCGCTTCACGTCGGCCGGCCCCCAGCCCATGCGGTCACGCTCGCCGCAGAGCCAGAGCCGCAACGGTTCCCAGCCCTCCCAGTAGTCGTCCTTCGTCTGGTTAATCAGGAACACGTGGCGCCCGAGCTGGAAAAACAGCGCGCGCTCCGTGGCTTCCGGGTACTGCGTCAGGTCCTCGGACCGCATGCCGGCGATGCTGCCCTTGTCCCAGACGATTTCGTTCCGCAGGGTCAGCGGCTCGGACTCGCCAAGCCCCGCCCGCCACCACAACCGCCATAGGTCGAGCGCCGCGCCCCAGATGTACACCGATGCGTTCGGCGCAATGTGCGGCCGGCAGGCCCGCCACCACGCCAGCTGGAACGCGTCCAGCTTGTCGCCGTACAGGTTGTCGTTCGCCACCCCATCGGATTCCTTCCCCATCCCGTATGGCGGGTCGGCGTGCACCAGAGCCGCTACCGCCTCGCCCATAAGCGCCGCCAGCGTCGCCGGGTCGGTCGAGTCCCCGCAGATAACGCGATGGGACCCACACAGCCATACCTCGCCGGGCCGGCTGATCCCGACCGCTTGCGCGTCTGGCGGCGGTGGCTCAGGTTCGGGCTCGGCGTCCCCGCTGACGATCAGTAGCTGGGCCAGCTCGGCGTTGGTCATGCCCGTCAGCTCTAGGTCGAATTCCGCGGCTTGCAGGTCGCGCAGTTCCACCGCCAGCAGTTCGTCGTCCCACCCGGCGTCGAGCGCCAGCCGGTTGTCGGCGATCCGGTAGGCCCGCTTTTGGTCGTCGTTCCACCCGCGGGCCACCATCACCGGGGCCGAATCCCAGCCCAGCTGTTCCGCGGCCAGCACCCGGCCGTGGCCGGCGATGATTTCGCCGGCTTCGTCGACCAGCACCGGGTTCGTCCACCCGAACTCCTCGAGACTGCGGGCCAGCTTGGCAACCTGCTCGGCGGTATGCGTCCGTGGGTTCCGGGCGTACGCCTTCAGGCGGTCGATAGGCCACCGGGAAACCTTGTCCGCGGGCCACGGCACCGCCGGCACGGCCGGCTTCAGCCCGTCGACCACCGGGGACGCCCCCCCGGACAATTCCCCACCCCCTGCGCCAATTTCGCGCGCGGCTTTTTTTGACTGGGGGCGCGCTCGTTTGGTTACCGCCTCGGACTTTTGACCCACCCCTACCCCGTTGCCCGGGTCCGGACTGGCCTGCGTTGCTGCGTCTGCGCTCACGGCTGATTCCCTCTGCGTTTCTTTCTGCGTCGCACCCAAGCCCGAACCACCGGGGGCACCGCGTCCCCGCCCATGGCCCGAACGTACTCCTCGTACTCGGTCAGCGCTGGCCCTTGGTTCGCCTGTTCCCGCACCAGCGGCGCATTGCCGAAGCCGCCGTCCTCGCGGGCCGTTTTCTGATCGTGGTGGCGCTTGCACAACGGCTGATGGTTCGCAGGGTCCCAGAACAGCGCGTGGTCGCCCCGGTGCGGTATCACGTGGTCAGTTACCGTGGCCGGATGGTCGACACCTTGGGCTGCACAATGCACGCAGAACGGGTTGGCCTTTAGGAACTGCTCCGAGTACCGGCGCCACCGCCCCCAGTACATGCGCTGGTTCTCCGGGTTGCTGGCCCGCCGGGCTTGCCGCAGCTGGGCGGGCTGGGGCTTGTGGGTCGGGGCACGTGTCGGCATGGGCGCAGAGTACCAGCCGGCTTGCGCGCCGCGCCATGACTTACGGTGGGGTCGGCGGCGCGAACGCGTACCCCCGGGCAGCGGCGTCTGGCCGTCTGGCCGCGTGGTAGTACGGCGTCAGGTCGAACGGCAGGACGATGCCGATCGGCTCCGGGCTGATGATCAGCAGCGGTTCGGTGCCCCAGAGCTTCGAGGCCCGGCCATCCCAGACGTGGGAATCCTCGCCGAACACGGCGTCGAGCAGGGCCTTTTCCAAGTTATCGCGGTCCGGCTTGGCCTGATGCGGCATGCCCTCATGGGCTGCCCGCTTGGCCTTGGGCCAGCTGGCCGGCATTGGCAGGACGAACAGGACGTGGTGGAACGGGACCGGCACCCGCACCCCCCGGTAGCGCAGCTCATCGCGGTACGCCCGGTAGCGCTGCACCCCGGCCGATGGCTTCCACGCATCCCGGCGCACCTGCCGGGGCGCCGGCACCGGTTCGACCGGGTAGACGCGGATCACCCGAACCCGGCCTGAACGTCGCGGATGCGGTCGACCCGCTCATGCACGGCCCGCAATTCGGCCCGGATGGCAGCGGACTCCGCTTGTGACGTGCGGCCCATGTCCCGGATCGCCCCGACGATCCGGTCCTCCCGGGCCACCGACTCGGCGCGCAGTGCGTCGAGCTTGGTCGCCACGTCGCGGGCCACGACGCTCGCGTCCTCGCGCGTCTGATAGGTCGGCAGCTTGGCCGCCATGTCGGCCAGCTCGCCCCGCAGCTTGGCCACCGGGCCTTCAGTGCCGTGCAGGTCGTTCCGCAGGTCGTCGACCGCCGAAACAAACCGCTGCAGCATGTACCACGTGACGCCCCAGACGATGCCGCCGAGGAACAGGATCACCGGCACGGCCCACGTGGCAACGTCCTGCGCCATCGTTTATCTCCGGAACTGGGGTGCCCATTATGGCGTCGGCCGACCCGCTGGCGCAGCGGCGGCCGGCTTCAGGAACGTTATCCAATGGGTCCCCATTTTCCGGCCGCTCCGATGTCCGAACAGCGGTCGGTGCGGGGTCAGGGCCAGTATCTCGGCAACCGGGTGGTCCGATTCGGCCCATTTGAACACCAGCACCCCGTGCGGCTTGAGCACCCGGAAACATTCGGCGAAGCCCTGCTGCAGCATGCCGCGCCAGTCGCCCGACAGGTGGCCATACTTACGCGTGAATAGGCCGCGGGCCTCGGCGCGCTCGATATGCGGCGGGTCGAACAGCACCAGCGCGAACTCGTCGTCCGCGAACGGCAGCCGGCGGAAGTCGGCCAGCACGTCCGGGTCAACGACGATGGGCCGGCGGCCCACAGTGCCGGGCGTGCCGATGTCGACGTGGTGCACCTCGCGGCGACGGTCGACGAACAGGGCGCGACCGTCCCGAGGGTCGAACCAGCACATTCTTGGGCCGCAGCATGCGTCGAGCACCGGCGGCAAACGCTCGGGCGCCGAGCGCGGCTCCGGGAACAGGTCGTCGACGGTCAGCGGATCGTCGTTCATTGCACGGCACGCGGGATCGGTGCCGAAATGAACCACGGGCGGGGAAAGTCGGTGACATCCTCGCCGCGGTCCCGTTCCTCGATGAACTTGCGGGCCCAGTTGAGGCCGTAACGCTGCTGGGCCACCGTCCACGCCTCGGCCTCGCCGGGACGCAGCGGCACGCCCGCCTCGACCAAGGTCCCGATCAGCTCGCCCATGTCGGGCGCCGACGACGCCGCATAGGCCGGCAGGTCATCGTTTGGCTCCCCGTCGACCGGCGTCGCCGGCCCCTCCCGGAACAGGTCGCCCTGCGCCGCTCTGGCCCGCACGGCGTCAATGCCGGCGGTAAACCGGCCCGGATCAGCGATGACCACCAGCACCCGGGAGCCGGTGGCGTCGGCCAGTTCATGCCGGGACGTGGCCCCGCGGTCGATTTTCAGGGTAGCGGTGATTTCTTCGCCAAACGCCACCCGGGCCAGCTCGGCTTGGCACACCGGGTACTGGCCAGTGAACAGGACGCCCAGCGCGCGCCCGACAAGCCCGAGCACCTTGTCGCGCAGTCGGTCGACGGCCAGCGCGTGATCCGACTCGGACCGCCTCGCCCATTCCGGGACCTGTTCCAGCTCAAAGACCAGTGCTTCGAGCACCTGCACGCCTAGCGTTTCGGCCGCGAGCTCGACGGCCTCGGCGTGGTCCTGCGCGGCTCGCTTCTCGGCTTCGGCATTGTCCATCGTGATGGCTCCGCGGTACGGTTACGCGCAACGGTTGCGCGTCGCGCAAGTTACCATGGTGGCGAGTCATGCCGAAACCGACCCAGCCGACGGAATTCGACCGCGCGTGGGACATCACCGCCCGGGCGGAAGGCGGCTACGCGAATCATCCGAACGATCCGGGCGGAGAAACCATGTGGGGCATCACCGCCCGGGTGGCTCGAGCGCACGGCTACACGGGACCGATGCGCGAGCTTCCCAAGAGCACCGCCCGGGCCATCGCCAAGCGGGCGTACTGGGATGCCCTGCGCCTCGACGACGTGGCGGCCCTGTCTCCGGCCATCGCGCGGGAGCTGTTCGACACGAACTTCAACATGGGCCCCCGGCCGGCGGTCCGCTTCCTGCAGCGCTCGCTGAACGGCCTGAGCATGCGTGGCGAGCGCTACCCCCTGCTGGAAGTCGACGGCCAGCTCGGCCCGGCGACGCTGGCCGCGCTCCGGGCCTTCCTGCGGTGGCGCGGCCCGGCCGGCGAAACGGTCCTGCTTCGGCTGCTGAACGCCTTGCAGGCCGCCGACTATCTGCGGCAGGCCGTCGAGCAGCCGGGCAAGGCTGATTTCCTGTTCGGCTGGGTTTTGCACCGGGTCCGGGTAGACTGACGCCCGATCCATCACCGGACAATTGCCGTGAGCACGCTCGATCCAATCCCGTGGTACCGGTCGCAAGTCTACGTGGGCGCCATCGTTTCGCTGCTGACGCAGCTGACGGTCCTGTTCGGCGTAGCGCATTTGGTCACGCCTGCCGACATTCAGGCGAACGTCGACGCGGCCCTTCAGCTGGTGGCGCTGGCATCGGCCGCGTACGCCGCCTACAAGCGCCAGCGCTCGGACGTGCAGCCGCTGACGCTGACCAAAGCCGCCGCCGATCAGCAGTCGAAGCACGTGCAGTCGCACCCGCTCGTCGGCGCGTTGCTGCTGGTGGCTCTGGTGGCCGGGCTGGCGGGCTGCCAGTCCAGCGCCGTGGCCGTTGCCGAAACGCCGGAGCAGCGCGCCGCCGCGCTGCTCGGCGAATTCACGGTCTACCAGCGGGCCTCGCTGGCCATCGTCGAGGATCCCACCGTGGCGCCGGACATCCGGCGCCGCGTCGGCGAGCTGGCGGTGGCCGCGAAGCCCGTGGCGGATCAGCTCGACGCGTCGCTGCGGCTTTACCGGGCGGTGTTGCGCGAACTCGAGGCCGGCGATGCGCACCCGGACAAGGTGGCCATCGCGTCTGCCAATCTGGACCGCTGGCTGCTTGAACTGGCGCAGCTCCTCGCCAACATCCGCACCACCTTGCAAGGGATCAGCTGATGCAGACCCAGCTTGCCGCCGTTGCCCTCATCCTGCGCGCCCTCAGCGGCGCGACCGCCGTCGGCGAAGTGTTCGGCGGTCACCCGGAACGCCTGCGCGTGGTACTCGACACGCTGGCCAGCATCGCCGAGCTGCCGGGCGACACCGCCCCGGCGCGCGAAGCGCTGCTGGCGATGGTGCACCGCTGGGTCGCCGAGCGCCGCCCGCCGTCCGATGCCGAGCTCAACACGCTGACGGAAATGCGGCTCGACCTCGACGCGAGAATTAAGGCTGCGCTGGCCCGAATCTAGCCGCCGCCTGCTCGCGCTCGGCGGCCTGCCTGCTGGCGGCATAGCGCGCGAGAATTTCGACCGTGCCCGGGTCGGCGATGAACTGCGACAGCGCATCGGTGAGCAGCGCCAGCTCTACGTGGTCCGGCGTGTAGCTCGTCTGCCGCCCGGCTGCGTCGGTCCCGGTGAATTCGTACCCGTCCAGAAATTCCGCCATCCGTAGCGCCAGCTCGCCGGTGACGTGCGCCAGCTGCACCACCCCGGCCGGCACGGTCATTCTGCCCCCCGATGGCTTTTCTTCTCGCGCGCGATCGCCCGCAGGTCCGGCGGCTCCAACCCCGTTTCGTTGAGCCAGATGGCGCGCACCAGCGCATCGCTGGGCCAGTATTCGTCGATCGCCTCGGCGTTCTCTGGCCGCAGCCACCCGTTCACGTCCGGGTCGGTCACCAGCATCACGCCATAGCAGTCGGCCTGCCGGCTAACGCCGTGCCGCTCTGGTAGGTCGATACGCTGCAACGGTTCGACGATGACGGCATACCGGCCGTTCAGCTCCGGACGACGCGTCAGTCCGAGGATGCGCACGCAGGTTCCCAGCGGCAGCCCCGGCCCGTCCATTTCAGCCCCTGTACGCGATCAGCAGCACGGCCCAGCACCCGCCCACGACGATTGCCGTCGCGGGGCCGAGCAGCGCGTAGAAGTCGGCGCGGCTCATGACGGCCAGCAGCCATGCCAGCGACGCGGCCACCGGTGAGGCTACCAGCGCAGCGAACAGCAGTCGGCCCAGCATGTCAGGCACCCCCGGGTTGGCAATGGCGGTGCACGTAGCAGAACACGCCGGGGCCGATCGGCACCACCCGGTAGCGCTCGCCGCGCCGGATGGGATCGCCGCAGGTCCGGCAGACGCGCACGGCCATGCCGCCCCAGTCACGCCCGCAGGTCGGGCAGCTCAGTGCGTCTGCCGTCAGGTCGCGTTGGCGCTGCGCCGGGTATGCGATGGGCGGGGCCTGCTTGCGGACTCGGCTCACGCGCCGACGGCCTCGAACAGCCGGCAGAAATCCCGATCCGTGGCCCGGGACCACGCGACATCGGCCAGCGCGGCCGGATGGCTCAAGGTGATCTCCTCGGCCTCGAAGCCGGTCGACAGGTTGCGCCACCGCACCGACTCAACGCGGCAGCCCTCATGGGTGCTGGTGATGGTCGGTGCGATGCTGCGGAGCAGGCCGGCGGGGCGGACGGGGGCGAAATCGGCGATGTCATACATGGCGGCGGCTCTTGGCTTCGGACGGTTGCAGGTTTGCATGCCGTGCAAGCGGGCGCAACCTTGGGCCGCCAGAAGTGTGACCCCGGTCAACCTCGCGCCTTGCGCTGCCCTTGCGCCACGTGCACAGTTGGCGCTGTGGACACGCTGATGACACGCCTGCGCCGCGCTCGGGGCCTCAGTCTCGACGACGTGGCCCGCCGGGTCGGCACGGATCAGGCGAACCTGTCCCGAATCGAAAAGGGACAGCAGGTACCGAAGCGGCCCCTCGCGCGCGCCCTGTTCGACTTTTATGCCGGCGAAATCCCGCTCGGGGCGATCTACGACCCCGACTTCTACGCGCCCCGCCCCGAGCCGCAGCCGGTCGACCCCGCCGCCGACCGGGGTTGACTGGCTGGCGCGCAAGCGCCGGGGCGTCATCGACTTCAGTCTGCCGGGCGACCCGCCCGAGCTGCCGGTGGCCGTCCGGCTTGCCCGCATCGCTGAATACTACGCCCAGCTGCACGCGCCCCGGGTCCGGTGGCCCTCGAGGCCGGTGCTGCCCGACGAGGCCACCCCGCCACCCCAGCGCACCCTCGACTTGCCCCCCGTCGACGACGACGACGACCCCGGGTATGGCCCTGATGACTGGTACCGCTAGTTCGGAACCGTGACGTAGTACCGGACGCGGCTTGCGCGCCGTGCAAGTATGGACCCGTGTTCAACGCCCGCGGAGTCCCGACCATGACCAAGCGCACCACCCTGATGCACCGCCTGCCGAACGGCACGATCGCCACCCGCCAGACGACGGCCGCCTACACGCACGTCGTTGTGTGCCGGCTGGTAGATGTCGACGGTTACCGCGCCGCCGAGCTGGCTTGGGCGCGCCGATGGTTCCGTGACTTCGCCGACCGCGACGCACGCATCGCCGCTCACGCCGCGGACATCGAGGAAAAACTGGTGGCTTTCCGGAACTGGGGCGTCGACAGCTGGCACCGCAGCTTCGAGGCCGCCAAGAAAGCCGCCGCCGCTGAAGCCGGCGACCGGTTTTTCGCCTACGCGGTCGAGGCCGTCAACGGCGCCGAGTAACCCGCCGGGGGTGGCGCAAGCCGCCCCCACCACCGACCGCGCGCAATCTGACCGCAGCCGCTGCGAAGCTCGTGGACGCCCGCTGCACGGCCGCCGACCCGTGGCCGAAATTGTGACGCGCGTCGCGGATGTCCCGGCCGCCTGATGCGATGCTCGACCGGTCGAAACAGCCACCCCACGGAGCACGACGATGACCATGATCAACGTAAACGCCGCCGAATTCCGCACCGCCGCCGAAATGCTCGACGCCGCGTCCGAGCTGCGCGGCCTCGCGCTGATGCTGCTCGAACACGCCGATGAGCTGACGGCCACGGCCAGCGAGTCGAACTGGGGCGCCGTCGGCCACGCCCAGTACGTCGTCGCGCAGGTCGCGCGGCAGGTGATGTCGCTCGCCCACCCGCTCGACCCGGACAACATGGGCCTGCTGGCCGAACTGCGCGCCATCGCGCGCGATCGGGGTGGCCGGTGAACGCCGCCACGAACGAACAGTTGGCCGGCCTGCTCGGGCAGGCCGCCAAGGCTTTCCGGGCATCCGGCATGCTGGCGCTGGCGTCTGGCTGCGAGTCAGCAGCGGCGCATCGCCGGGCGCAGGACATGCGGCTGTGGCTCGCGACCGTGCGGGAGCCGCTTGCCCGGGACGGCTGGCACGCGCTGGCAACGGCCATCGAGGCCGCGCTGTGATGGCCTCGGCGATGTACCCGACCTTCGACGCTGACGGCTGCACGCCGGGCCGTGAACGCGTGCCGCGGCGGTACGTGGTCAGCGATCGCGACGGGCGGCTGCTCTGCTGGTGCCCGGACCGGGAAGCCGCAGAGTCAGTCCGTTCCTTCTTCGACCGCGAGGCCCCGGGCTTCGCGCCCCATTCGATACGACCGGAGTAACCACCATGGCGAACATCCATGCGCCTCGCATCGTGGCGGAGCTGCGCGTCGGCCCTACCGTCTGCCGGGATGGCCTCGGCGCCGTCGTCGTCGAGGCCGTCGGCGCGAACGCGTACCGCGTCAGCATCCGCGGCGGCACCATGCCGACCGGGCATGACCAGCACGTGTTCGACCGTTTCGCCGCCGCCTTCAGTCTGGCGTCGTGGCTGGCCCGCGATCAGGCCGATGAGCTGGCCGGCAACGGGGTGCTGTGATGGCCCCGAAATGGCAGCAGCGGGCCGCGCGGACAGTGCGCGTGCGCCTCGACCCCGAGCACCCCGCGTTCAGTGCGAGCGACGACGTAACCGACGCCCTGCGCGACTGCGCGCTGTACCTGCGGACGCACGTATTCCCGCTGCTCGACCGGCTGATCGCTGGGCGGGTGGACTACGCGCAGCTGGTGCAGTTACGCGATGACGCTGCCGAGGATGACCGGCGCGCGGCCCTCGGCGCCGAGGAACAGCTGGCGCGGCTGGCGCACGAACTGCTGGGCTTCGAGTCGTTCACGGAGCGCGGCGTCGACCGGTTCGACTTCCGCGACTGTCACGTCGGCAACATCCGGGCCGCGCTGATCCGCGCGTTCAACCTCGGCCGGCAGTCGGCCGGGGCCAGCCCGCGGGACTGGCCGTAGGCCGAGCACGCCACGACCAGAACGTGACGTGCCCGGCCTGTTTAGCCTACTTGGCTGCGGACTGCCGGCAGATGTCGAAAATCCAACCCCACATGTCGTCGCCGCTCTGGCCGCGCAGGTCGTACTCCATGTCCTTGCGGCCGCGATGGTCCGACGTGCTGACAATCAGCGACGCGGTTTTGGTCACCGGAAGGCTGCGCTGCAGGCCGCCGAAGCGCTCGAACGCTTCGCCGGGGTTCAGCAGGTAGACCCGAATCGTCGTGTTCTCAACCGTGAACGTGGCGATCCGGTACTTCGCGTTTGGGTCGTGGTCCGTCATTCCGCTCTCCTCGCCGGAACATCCCGGCACGACTGCACTGTATCGAGCAGCCCCGGAGCAGACCGTGACGCGCTCCGCAGTTTTCGATTCCCGCGACGCCGGCGCCGGCAGTCGACGGCACCCGCGCGACTGCTCAACCGCGAACGCCCCACAGCGCCGTCGGCTCCGGCGCCACGTCGTCGCGCGTGCGTCGGCGGCCACCCGGGGGCCTCTGGTACACCGGTCCCGGCTGCCGCGGCTCGCGTGGCGGCTCTGGTGCAGGCCATAGCCCATCCTCGCGCCGGCGGCCGTTGCGGGTGGGCGTGGCGGGGGCCTCGCGCCCCGGGTCGGGCCGCAGCGCGTCGGCCGGCCGGTCAACCTCGACCGTGGCAAACGCCAGCAGGACCACCGCGGCGAGCCGCCGGAAGCCCAGCAACGGCGGCATGCCGAAAGTGTGACCGGGTGCCGGTTTTCGTTTGCGCGCCATGCAAGTATAGGAACCGTCGAAACCCCACCCACGGAGACTTCCGCCATGCAGATTCTCAACGCTTCCGAAGCCCGCGCCGCTTTCCCGACGATCGTCGGCGACGTTCTCGGCGCCGAAGTTTTCGCCGATGGCACGGCCATCGTCCGGCAGGGGCCGCGGGCGTACGCGGCGATCGTGGCGGGCGAGTACATCGCCTGCTGCCCGACTCGGGGTCACGCCGCGCGGGCCATCGCGCAGGCGGTGGCGCAGTGATGGCGGAACGCCGCCCGGCCGCCAGCATCTACGGCTGCGGGTACGCCCGATGACCGCTGACGGCCCGCCCAAGGCCGCAGGCGCGCCGATCCTGTTCTACCCGGTAGTGGTGGGCTTCTGCGGGCGCGTTCGTTCGTTCACGCCAGTCTCCGGCGTCCTACCGTTCGCCACGGTCGACGATGCCCTCGGATGGGCGCGGGTTTACGCCCGCCGCTTTCCGCAGCACAACCGGATGCAGCGGTGCATGGTGGCCGCCTACCGGAACCACGTCCGGGTGGCCATCTACCGGCTCGACGGGCGCGAGCTGGTGCGGTGACAGGTTCCACGTGAAACATAATCCCGGCTGAACCCGGCGGGCGGCGCGGTCCTGTCTGACCGGGCTTCCCATGACGTTTCACCAGTGCTAAAAAGTCGACGCCCCCAGCGCGCAAACACTGGGGGCGTCATGTTTGTCGGCACTAAACCCGGGGGCCCGGGCGCCGACGCGGAACCACGGGGGAATCCTATCCCCGCCCGACTCCCGCTTCAAGCCCTTACGCCCCCGACCCTGCCGCCACGCATCGCGCGTGCCGCGAAAGCATCGGGGCCGAAACGGGCCTGCCGCACACGAAACCGTTAACCCGGGCGCTGCGTCCCTCTGCAACCCGGTCCCGATTCGGAACCGCCTCCCGGGGTGGCGCGCGGCAAACCCGCGCAGGGGACCCGAGTACCCGGCAGCAGGGCCAGCGCGCCCCGCCCCCGGGGAAAGGGGTTGAACTATGCCCGGACGCCGCGCAGGCACCAGAAATGGGACCTCGGTCACGGTAGGCGGGGCCGCGTCGTGGGATGCTGGAACCGTCGAAACCACCGATCCTTCGAGGCTCACAATGAACCCGACCACACTGAACCCCGCGATCCTCGCCGCCTGCGTGGACGGCTGGTATCAAGCGAAGAATCGCAGGAATGCCGGCGAAGTTTTCCGGCTCGGCGGTTTTCCGGTCGCAGTCCTCGAGACCCGCACCGAGCGAACGCCGGTCGGGGCTCCCGACGATTGCGACAGCGACGGCGAGTACGCCGTCCAATGGCTGAGGCTGCGCGATGCGACCGAGGCCGAGCTGGCCATCGCAAGCGCCTCCCGCGAGGCCGTGAAGGCTGGCCACGGGCCGGACCACCCCGCCCGGGTTGCCAATGAAAAACAGAAAGCCCGCATCGTCAGCGGGCTTTGAAACGGCGCGACAGATACCCCACGCGGAGCATGACCGTGAAAACGATGCAGGAACACGTCCTCGACCTCGCCCGGATCATCGTCGCCACGCGCGACCTCTGCGGCGATGAACCCCGGGCCATCCGGGACTATCTGGCGGACAACGGCTTCGCGCGCGGCTACCCGGGCGCGGCCATTGTGGCTGAGCAGGCGCGCAGCGAGGCCGACCGCGTTTGGCGTCAGTCGCAGCGAAATGCTGGCGTAACTCGCCCGATAGGGCCGGCCGAACGCGCCGCCATCACACGCACGCTTGAAAATGGCTGACGCTGGCCGCGGAGCGCCCGGAGCCGGAATTGTGACGCGGTTCCGGACGCCCGCGGCACCGGATGCGAGGATGAACCCATCGAGCAGCCACCGAACGACGGAGCACCAGATGAACGCCCCCGCCCTGCTGAGCTTCCACGATGCCGAAAACGGCATCACCGCCCGTGTTGTGCACGCGCCCGGCGGCCGCGCGTTCGCGGTCGTCGTCGCCGACGATGACAGCGGCCTGCTGATCGGCAGCCGCAGCGGCTACGCGACCATCGAGGCCGCCCGCGCGTACGCCGAAGCGGTGGCCCGCGGCGCCGGCGGCGGCGCCGTCACGCTGTTCTGAACCGGAGCACCGACCATGACGCCAGACCAGTTCGATTTCGTGCGCCTCGCCGCGGGCCCTGATGGCCACCAGTCACCGATGACTTCCAATCGCGCCAGCGTCCGCATGCTTGTCGCGTGGCACAGGACCGCGAACGATTGCCAATCTCGCGGCTGGGTCGACGTGAGCTGCGACGGCTCGCGGTACACCGCCCGCGCCACGCCTGCCGGCAAGCGCGCGGCCGGCCTCGCTCGCTGAGGCCCCGGGCCGGCGGGCGCCGCACGGCCGCCCGCCGGCCCGGTCAGCCATAATCCTCGACGGCGTAGTACCCGTTCAGCGACGACGAAACGGACGTCGAAGTCGTCGCGCCAGTGTTCGCCCACGCCAGCGGCCCCAGCCCGGCATTCGCCGCTGGCAGCTCGGTCGTGACGTTGAGCTGCGAGTAGACGGTCCCGGTATCTAGGTCGACCAGCCGCAGGTCGGCGCGGCCACCGCCCGGCGGGACGTACACCTGAATTTCCCAGAGCTTGTCGGCGGCGGCGGTTTTGCTGACCCCCGTGTTCACCTTCACGGCCGTGCCCGATCCGTCGTTCCGGAGCCATTGCAGCGTGGTATCCGCCTCATCCGCGCCGACGCCCAAGCAGTTGACGAACGTCGACGGGTCCGCGCTGGCCGGGTTAATGGCCGTCGCCAGCCCGAGAAACACCCGCTGGTCGCTGCGGATGCTCGACCAGCCACCACGGACCATGGCGAGGAATCCGCCGCCCAGCGACGTGCCGGAAACGCTCACGAAGATGCTGTTTTGGTCCGCGTAGCTGTTCAGGCCGACCGACCCCGTGGCGTTCAACGCCGCGGTCGACGCGCCGTTCCGCCGAGAAACCTGCTGCAGCAGGCTGGTGCCGGTGGGAGTGCGGTTCGTCGTCGTCTGGGTCCCGGTGCCGGATAACCCACCGACTCCGATAATGTCGAACGTCGTGCCGCTGTACACGCGCACCGCTCGCTCGCGCTTGCTCCACTGGCCGCTGAACGCGGCGAACGGCCGGCCGGCAGCGGCCCGCCACTGCGGCAGCGTCATCGCCCCCATGGCCAGCCCGAACAGGAAAGACTCGCCGTCGGCAGCCGCTGGCGCTGGCGGCGGGGCAATTCCCGACAGGATGGCATAGTCGACCAGCTTCAGCCGGCCGCCGAAAGACTGGGCGCCGGCCATGCCGCCGAGCGCACCAGCCGAATTGAACTGCACCTGCCCCGGCGCGCCACCAGCACCGCCGCCGCCGCCGCCGCCGCCGCCGCTAATCTCGACGAGCGCAATACCCGCGCTGACTTCCTGCACCTCGGCGCCGCTGAATATCAGCTGGCTGACGTTGCGCACGTCGGCGCCCGGGCTGCCCGTGTTGCTGACCGTGAAGTTAGCCGCGAACGGGACCCAGCCCACCGGGCTGCCGGCGTCGTACTGGTAGTAGCTGCCCTCGCTGGCCACGTAGGCTATCCAGCCGGGTATCGGCTGAAGGAACCGCCACCCCGCGCTGAAGTAGGCCACCTGATTGTCGTGCCCGAACCAATCCCCGATCGGGTCGGACCCCACGATGTACCGGTCGCCGTCGCTCGGCGCGACGGGTGGCGTGTTCAGGTCCCGGCTGACCACCACCAGATTTACGGCGGCCTCAATCCGTCGGCTGGTGCGGTTCACCAGCACGTGCGGCTGGGACTGCGACGCGGCCAGTTCGTCTAGTTCGAGGATCGGGGTTGTCATGGCTCACGGCCTCACGGGTAGAGCTGTTCGTCGGTGGCGCTATCGTATACCCGCACCACCACCCGGCCGGCGCTGATCCGGGCGCCGTCAACCTGCAGGTAGTTTCGTGAGTCGCCCCACGTTTCCGCGCTGAAATCGGCATCCCAGAGCAGGGCACCGTCCGGCAGCCGGTACTTGTACAGCCGCTCGTCGTCAATGCTGATGGCGTACAGGAAGTCGCCCACCGCCCGCACGTCGACGCAGAACGGGGCGATGTTGAACTGCGACAGGACGGCTCCGGTGACCGGGTTCAGGCGGTACACCGTCGACGCCGGCCGCGCCCGCGTCGCGGCCCATAGCTCGGTGCCTCGCGCGAACACGTAGAACGGGCTGAAGCCCGGGAACAGGTCAGGGAACAGCGGCGACAGGTCGGCAGGGTCGTGCCGGGCGACGGTATTCTCAAACGGGCACGCCGCGTACAAAACACCATCGATCAGGGCCAGCCGCTGCGGGTCGCCGGAAAGCCCGGTCAGCCGCTGGGCCACCGTCGCGCCGGAAATCAGCCCCCCAGCCGTCAGCAGCTCGATATTCACGCGGCGCAGCAGGCCCGGGCCGGGCGAGCTCGGCCCGTTGCCGCCGAACAGCTGGGCCAGATACACGAACCGCGGGTCGGTCGGGTCCTGAAGCATGTCGGTTACGTCGAACACGCCGGCGCTGGCGACGCTCACGTCGTTGCCATCGTTGAATCGCAGCAGCGAATAGGACGACGAGCCGCCGCCGTTGCGCAGCAGGTCCAGCACGTACCGCCCGGCGGGGTTGCGGGCGCGCGCCTCGAGCGTCCGCTGCGACGTGTCGCCGGGGCGGCGTGACTTCACGAACTCCAGATACCCGAGCTCGACCGACCGGCCGCCGGGCGGCTCCGGGGTCGGGTCGACCGTTTCATCCGTGACCGACGCGAACAGCTCCGCCGGGAAGTAGCCGGGTACCCCGCGACCAACCCGTGCCGACATCTGATGCACGGCCACGGCAATCTCGCCGTCCGACGGGCTGCCGAAAATGGCGTACCGCTGGGCCTCGGTCAGCGTAGCCAGCGGCCCATTGGTCGACAGCGTGAGCAGCGGTGCGCCGGTGTCCGCCCGGTCGAATACGTCGACCTCGTAGGCTTCGGTGTCCTCGCTCATCGGAACTTCGACGCCGCTCTGCAATTCCTGCCCGAAGCGGTCGCGCCGGCTCCACGTGATGATCCGGTCCCCGCCGCTGGCCTCGATGCCGATGTCGACCGGCGACCACGGCAGCAGCGCCCGGGCCCGGCCGGTGAATTCCTGATTTGTCCCGGTCGAGTAGGGCCGGCCGACAGAAACCGACCGCCAGACGCGCAGCGCGCCAACCTCGGACAGCTGCAACGCCACCCGGATCAGGGTGCCGGTGCTGACCATCACGAACCGATCGCCAGCGCGCGAGCCGCCGGTCAGGTACTCGGTACCTTTCCGGCCGCGCAGTATGCCGGTCAAGCGCCAGCGCCCGCCGGCGAGCTGTTCGGCGTCCCGGAACTGCACGATCTGCCAGCGCCCGTCCGCGCCGATTGCCGCGGCGTTCGCCCCGGCGAGTATCGCCGCCTCGGTCCGGCTTTCCAGCGTCCCATACTCAAGGTCCACCAGCAGTTCTGCCGCTTCGTCGAACGTCGAGCTGATCCCGTCGGGCAGGCCGGCGGCGAGCGTGCCGACGACCGTCGCTTGCGTCAGCGTGCCGGACGGCGCGAACGATTGGCCGCCATCTATCGACTTGAACAGGACAGCGCCCTGCCACACGGTACCCGGGCCGATCGGGTATGCGGCCGCGTAGAAGCCGGGGTCGTCGTCCTCGTCGCGCAGCGCCGGCAGGTCCAACAGCAGCACCGCCGAATCGCGGACCAGCGTGACGACGTTCGGCCGGCGGTCGGGCGCCTCGGCGACCGCGTAGCTGATGTAGCTGCCGTCGTCGTCGCGCACCAGCTCGAGCCGCCGCAGTTCCGGGCCTTCATCGGTCACAGAAACTATGCGCATACGCTGCACGCGCCCGTCGACTGGCACCAGAATCGGGTCGGTTGGCTCGAGCCGCAGCCACGAACCGTCGACCGCCGTCTGGTGAACCCAGCGCGAGCGCCACGCGTCTGACCAGAGGATTTCGGCAATCTGGGCCGCCTTGGTCCCGTTCATTACCACCGGTACCGCGACGTCTACGTCGTTCGTGGCCTCGGTCGTGATGCGGGTCGGGCTGAGCTGTTCGCCGGGTTCATAATCGCGGTCGACGTCGATGTACTGCACCCGAACCTGCCGGGGCAGCTCTACGTCCTGAATCTTGCGTGTGGTAATGGCGGGCGGTGGCCGGTCCGCGCCGGCCGACGCCCCTAAGTCCTGCACGCCAAGCTCGGCCACGGCGACTCCGCCGCGCTTCACGTAGCGGAGCAGGAAACCGCTTTCCACCCCGTCGAACCAGCCGAAACTGCGCAGCGGCTCAAGCGCAGCGCGCGCAGGCATTGGCCGGCCGATCACGTACCCGTCGATCGGGATGTCGCGCAGCTGTTCCACGTCAACATCCCAGAGGCCCGCCCGCCGGCTGATGTCCTGCACGACATCGGCCAGCTTCAACCCGCTGGTGCTGTACGTCTGCTCGACGATGACGGCGCCGCTACCACCGGGTCCGCCGGCACCCCCCAGCGCGACGGCGGCAATGTTCGACGAGACCCGTCCTTGAGCGCTGCCGCCGCCGCCACCACCGCCGCCATAGCGGCCTCCAGCAGCCCCCGGGCCAGCGATCGCTGGGCCGGACCCGGGCACGAAATTCCCGCCGGCGCACCCGCCGCCGCCACCACCACCGCCGCCGCTGTACGGGTCGTCCCCAGTGTTGCCGCCGGCGCCGCCGCCGGATGCCTGACAGCCGCCCTTGCGGGCGCAGCCGGCACCAGCCGCTCCCCCGGTGACCAGAGGGACGGCCCCGGGCGCCTGCACGCTGCCGCCGGGGCCGGCATTGCCGGCCACGTCGAATCGGTCCAGCGCCCCGCCGCCGCCACCACCACCGCCGGCGAGTACCACCGTTTGTCCCGGGTTGCCGTTCTGCGGCCCGGCCGCGTTGCCGACCTCGCCAGCGCCGCCGGCGCCACCGGTGTACAGAGTGCCGGTTCCGCCTACGCCGCCGGCGCCCCCAGCGGCGGTGCCGCTCTGCGAATCAATACCACCGCCGCCGCCGCCACCGCCGCCAGCGGTCAGGAACGCACCGAACGACGACGCCCCGCCACTAGTCCCGGCCGTGCCCGGCTTGCCGTTGCCCGTCGTGTCCAGCGTCGTGGTGCCGCCAGCACCGCCTGCGCCGACCGTGACGGCCACCGTTTCCGGAAGCACGTCGGCGGCGAACGTGGCGCGTGAGAAACCGCCACCGCCACCGCCACCGCCGGAACCGATGAACCCGTTGGCCGCCAGTCCGGCGCCAGCCCCGCCGCCGCCGCCGCCGCCGAGCACGGTCACCCGCGCGGATGCGAGCCCCCGCGGCTTCGTCCAAGTCTGGGCCCCGGGCACGTCGTAGATAAGCACCGGCACGTTCGCGGGGTTGTTGCTGACCTCGACCTTGAACACCGGGTGCCGGCGCCCTTGGTCGTCCGTCAGCTGCCGGTTGGCGTAGACCATGTACGCCAGCCCGCGGAACGCCGGCACGTTCCCGACGCCCTTGTCCGCCTCGATGGTCGGGTCGGGTTCCTGATCCTCGGTGCCAAGGTAGATGGTCAGGTTTTCCAGATAGGCCGAGGCCGCCTCGCCGCGGGCCACGAAGTCGGCGTCCGTTTCGCCGGCCAGCTGGGGCCGCGCGTCATACACCAGCCGGCCGTTCTCCCAGATGCGCAGCACGCCGCCCAGCGGGCCTTCGCAGAGGCCGATGGCAACGCTTTGGCTGTACGTGTAGGTGGTTACGTCCTGCTCGGGCGCGCCCTTGCCGCCCACGGTGTCCGTCTGGCTCGATTCGATGACCTCGCCCAGCCACATCACGGTTCCGGTAATCGCGCACGTGCCGTAGACGATCGGGACCGGTGCGCCCGGGTCCTGCTGGGCGGTATCAAGGTCCTGCAGCCGCGGCCCCTGCACCCCGGGCAGCTGGGTCGGGAACAGCGCCGAGCCGGCCAGCAGCCCTATCTGGAACCCGTAGGCCGCGCCCGTCGGGCCGCCGATGATGAATCCGACGACGCCGCCGACCGCAGCGAACACGCCCTGCCCGACGTTACTCATCGCCGTAGTCCACCCCGGTCAGCCGGTACAGCGCGACGGTATCCCGGACCCAGTTCCCGCGGTACCCGTGCTCGACCACCCGCCGCGCCTGCCCGTTCGCGTGCACCAGCGTGCCGCCGGTCAGCCAGCCGATGTGCGATGCCATCCGCTCGCGTGGCCAGCGGATCAGGCACACGACGCCCGGCGCCGGCGTGGCGGTCGGCTGGCCGATGCGCTCGACGGCCTCGCGCAGCGCAACCTGCGGCGCTCGGCCGTAGCGCGGGTAGTCGCGGAAGTCGGGGTGGAACCAGCCGACCTCGCGCAGCACGGCCACTATCAGGCCCGCGCAGTCGACCCCCTGCCGGTTGCGGCCCTGATGCAGAAACGGGACGCCAACCCATGATTGCGCGGCGGCCGCAATCTGCGCGCCGGTTATCACGTCGGTCCCTTGATAAGCGCAGCTCGCCCGGGCGCGAACACCCCGAAGCCGCGGAAGTTAGCCACGTTGTTGAACACGTCCCGGCACGTGCCAAGCAGCCGATCGCAGCCGGGGACCAGCTCGAACACGTCGAGCACCGCCACGTCGTCCGGCAGTTCTTCCCATAGCTCAACGGTGACCCCGCCCAGCGAGTACACGGCGCGCTTTACCTCGCGCGTGAACCCCTGATTAGCCCCGGTGATGCCGCGGACCTTGCCGCCGTTCCAATACGTCGGCACGGGCGGCTCACCGCTGGGAGTGACCGCCAGCACGAACTGCCGGCGACTGGTGACTGAACCCACCTGCCCGGTGCGCGTCACGGCTGCAACGTCGAACCGGCAGCGCGTGTCGCCCAGCTCGACGACGTTGCAGCGCTCGGCGTACGTCTGGCCGATGTTCTGGCTGAGCGCTTGGGTCAGGCCGCGGACCTCGGTGCGGTAGCGGTTATCCGAGTCGCGCAGGATTTCGCCGAGCCAGCCGCGCTTGATGACCAGCTGGCCCGCGTCTGGGTTCCGCCAGTCGACGACGAACACCGTGACCGGCGCCCGGTCGAGCACCCCCGCCTCAATTTCCGCCACCGATACGTCGAACTCGCCGGTCACGGCGTCATCGGTGGCCCCTTCGACTTCCAGATTGTCCGGGGACAGGTCGGCCGAATGCTGCGTGGCGCTGCCGGTGATATTGGCCCGCGCCCGGTAGAGGCCAGCGAGGCCGTACGTCGGCGATCCCTCGACCGCCACCAGAATGTCCCGGTCGTGGTCAGTGCCGCGGATTTTTTCGCCGTTTCCCTTCTCGATCAGCCAGCAGACGGACAGCGTGGGCGTGTCGCTGGCAATCGTCGCGGCCAGCTCTGGCGCTATGTCCCTCATTGGTCGTACGGCAGCTCGACGCGGACCTCGGCCAGCGCGAACGTTGCCGCCTGTATCTGCTTGTTCGTGATTTCGACGGGCAGCTCGGAATCGAACCGCACCGGCACGTAGAACTGACCGCCCCAGCTGGCCGGCGTGCCCTCGAATCCGGCAATCGGCTGCAGCAGTCCGGTCGCTTCGTCGAGTATCCAGCGGTTGCTCGGCTGCTCCACCCCGAACTCATTCGCCACCCGGATCGTGGCACCCTCGGGCTTCACGATTTCCCGCAGCTGCTCGAGGCTGCCGGCGGTGTACCGCTTGACCAGCTGGTAGCCGCCGGGGCTGCCGGGAATGAACGTAAACGGCTGATCCGTCGGCGACGGCTCATCCTGTACAGCGCAGCTCTTGTAGTCGGCCCAGTCGCGGAACCGGAACGTCGTGAACATTCCGCCGACCGCGTGCCAGAAGTACAGCACCTCCTGCACGTCCGCCGCGGAACGGTCGCCCAGCGGAACCGCCACGTAACGGTGCAGCGGCCGGGACCATTTCCGGGTTCGCCGCTCGAAGCCGCCCTCGCGCGCCACAATCTTGACCAGATACCGCGGCTCGCTGGTGAACCCGTAGGTCGGGCACGTCGGGAAAATTTCGAGCGTGTCGGGTTGAAGCATGTCAGTTGTTCCGCCGGGCGGCGGTGCCGATGCCTCGCGCGGCGGCGGCGGCTATCTGGCTTTCCGTCTGCCGCGTGATGGCGCCCTGCGGGGCCTGCACCGTGAAGTAGTTGTTCACCGTCATGCCGCCGGCACCGGCAGGCACGAACGTTCCCGCGGAGTCTGGCACGAACAGTTCCGGCTGCGCGCCAGTGCCGATCAGGTAGGACATACCCGGCATGCCGCGGCCGCCGCTATCACGCGAGCCACCGAACAGCCCGCCGAGCCCGCCCAGCGCCTTGCCGATCCAGCCACCGATCCCGCCGCCGCTGGACCCGGCGCTCATATCGCCGAACAGGCGCCGCCCTAGATCGGCGGCCACTATCTGCGCCGTGATGTCCACCAGCATGTCGGCTACACTGCGCAGAATCCCCCGCACGCCGCCGTCGAAGCCCTCGCGCAGCCCGTCGGCGATAATGTCGACCGTGTTCCGCTGCGCCTGCCGGACGTACTCGGTTAGCTCATCGGTCGACTTCTTCGTTTCGTCCGTGAGCTTCTTGACCTTCACCTCCATTTCCGGAAGCAGCCGGTCGACGGCCTCGCCCAGCCGGGCGTTGTAAATCTCGGCGCCGATGATCCCGTCGCGGTACAGCTGATCCAGTGCCGCCTTGACCTCATTGAACCGGTCGAGCTGCTTTTCGCTGCTTGTTTTGGTCAGCTCATCCAGCTCACGATAGAACTGCTCGATCGGCCCCAGCTCTATCTTCTTGGCGCCGACGCTGATTTCCTGAAGCCCGCCGCCCGCACCGGCGCCACCGCCGAAAATCAGTGTCTTTTTCAGCTCGGCGTCGTTGGCCTTTGCAGTCTCGACGATCCGGGCGCCGGTGTCGGCCCAGAGCTTGTCGAGGAACATGTTCGCGTCAGCGGTGGCCTTCTTCTGATCCTCGACCGCCTGCACGATGATGTCGCGCGCCTCGGTCCATTCACCACGCGCGAACGCTACGGCCGACGCCGCCAGCGCGCCCAGCGATCGGCCGATGTCGGCGAACGTGCGGAACGTCGCGAACCCGACCGTCACCAGCAGCCGCAGGCCGTTCGCCAGTACCTTGCCCGCTAGGTCGAACTCGGCGGCGCCCGTCGCCGACTTTGCGAACCCGTCGACCGCCTCGGCGAGCGCCGGGAGCAGGTCGGCCGCCGTCTGCCGGGCGAGGCCCACAACCCGGGAGCGCAGCACGTCCAGCGAGTCGTTGAACAGCGCGGCTGCTTTGGCCGTTTTGTCGGTGATGGTCAGGCCGAGCGCATCGGCCTGCTTTTTCAGGGCCTCGATGCCGTCGCGACCGTTGTTCAGTAGCGGGATCAGCTCGAGGCCGGCGCGACCGAATAGCCGCTGAGCCAGCGCCGCTTTGCTGGCGCTATCCTCGAACTGGCTGAACTTGTCGGCGATGTCGAGCAGCAGCTCCTCGGTGCCGCGCACCTGCCCGTTCGCATCGGTCGCACTGATGCCGAGCGCCGCGAACGCCTCGGCCGCTTGCTTGCTGCCGGTACTCGATTCGACGGCAACCCGGCTCAGCGCCTTCAGGCCGTTCTCGAGGCCCTTGATGTCGGTGCCGGACTGACCGGCGGCGAACCCCAGCTGGGAAAGACTCTCGGTGCTGACGCCGACCTTCTGAGCCAGCTTGCCCGTTTGGTCGGCAGCATCCACCGCGCCTTTGACCAGCGCCCCGAAGCCGGCGACGGCGGCCGCGGCCGTGGCGGCGAACGCCTGCTGCACCTTGCGCAGCTGGCCGTCGACGCCCCGCTGGAAACTGCCGAGGCCCTTGCGGGCCTTTTCTAGCTCTGACTGGTAGCGGGCCGTTTCGGCTTCAAGTCGGACGACTAGTTTTGCTAGGTCGGTCACCGGCGCCCCTCTTGCGGGCCACGGCCCGCAGCATGTCCACCAGCGCAGCGGATGCGGCCCGGGCCTGTTCCGCGGCCAGCTCGGCCCGGCGTGCCGGCTGCATCACCATGAAGTCGTCCAGCGGGTTCTTCGCGCCCCTGCGCAGGTACGGCCGGCGGACCTCCCGGGCGATGATAGCCGCGTGCAGGTTATCCCGCCACGGACCCCACGGTTCGGCCTGCCAGTACCGGTCGAGCAGGATCAGGTCGGCTGCTGGCAGGTCGTCGACCGCGGATGGTGGCATGCCGAGCAGTGCCGCGACCCGGCACCGCAGCAGCTGTTCATGCGTCAGGCTTTTTTTTCCGGGGCGTCGTCAGTGTCCATGCCGGACAAACGCAGGGCGGTGGAAACCGCCGCGTCGACGATCGCCGCCGGCAAGCCGGCGACATCCTCGACCCCTACCGCGGGGTCCACCAGCGCGAACGATGCGACCAGCTCTGGCACGGCCAGCCGGTCGGCTGCGGCGGCCTCGACCATTCGCCGCCGCTCGCCGTGGGTCAGCTCCCGCACCACGATGACGTGGCCGCCGACCTCGACGCGTTCGGTGCGCAGCTTGAACGGCACGGGCGTTACGCCTGCACCCATTCAATATCCCCGGTGACCTTCAACGTGAAGGTCATGGTGGCCTTCTCGCCAATAGGCGGCGTCAGGGTCCACCCGCGGACGATGGCCCGGAACTCGAAATACTCACCCGGCGTGTCCTTCAGCCGGAGCCGGAACGTGCGCACGGTGTCATTCCGGAAGTTGGCGTAGACGGAACGGGTGGCGGCGTCGCCCTGCTGGAAATTCACCACCAGCGGGAACTCGATGCCGTCGGCGAGGCCGTTGCGGTACGTGCGGGCCGTGTCGCACAGGCTTGTCACGTCGACCAGCGGCTTTTCCGCACCGATGCCGGACACGTCGACAGCGGCGCACATGTCCGTGAACGCCTCGGGCGACCCGCCGTCGCCGAGCTGAAACGCGAAATCGTTTCCGAGCAGGGTATCTTCGGATGCCATGGCGGCCTCCCCCGTTGTCAGGCTTCAACGTACCAGATAGTCCAGTCGGCCGATAGCCGGAACAGCCCCGGCTCTGGCTCGACCAAGTGCGTCTCGCTATCCAGCCGGCACCAGCGGACCCGCACCGTCCCCATGGTACCCGAGTAGTCCCGCAGGGCCTGCCGGGTCAGGTCCCCCAGCTGCACAGCCGCGTCGAAATCCTGCGCGTAATGGTCCACCTGAATCGCCGCCGCCACAAGCAGGTCGTGGCCGCAGTACGTGGCCGACCGCGTGGCGCCGAGCCGCTGGTAGACGATGCACGGGGACCGGGTAACCTCGTCGTAGACGTGCTGCGGGATGATGTCCGGGTACACCCGGTCGCCGACGACGGCCGCCACGGCGGGCACGGCCGTCAGGAACTCGTGCAGGTTAGGCCCGCTCATCGTCTAGCGCCTCGCGCAAACTTCAGGATTTCCGCCCGGAGCTTGTCGGCCAGCGCCTTCTGCTGGGCCTCGACCGTTTCGTCGAATGCCCGGCGCAGCCATGGGCGGGCCGGGTGGCGGCTGGTGCCGCGTTCCACGAACTGCACCGCGTAGAACGCATCCCGACGCACGCCCAGCGCCGCCGAGACCTTCTGGCCGGTCCGGTCGGCCTTGGTCACCACCCGGATTGACCGCTTCGCGAACCCGGGCGGCACCAGCCGCCCCTTGCGGGTCCGATGAGCCACCGTGCCGACCGGCACCGTGGCCTTGGCCCGTTTTTCGGCCGGGCGGATGCCGGCGCGCACGGCCTTCCGCAGCACCTTCGGCTGCACCGCCTGCGGCAGCAGCGCCAGCAACCGGTCGAGCTCGGCGACGCCTTCCAGCGGCATTACGGGTTCCCGCTCCGGAAGCCCTCGGCGTCCCGCCGGCGGCACATAAGCCATACTTCCCAGCGCCGGCCCTCAACCTCGACCGGCGGCCCCTCAACGTCGTACACGTCGACGACGGACGGACTACCCGCTTCCCGCTGGTGGCGCACCCGCATTTTCGCGTTCATGCCCGGACGGTACCGGACCCGCACCTTGGCAGTGATGTCGCTTTGCACCTGCTGGGCGGCCCAGAACTCGCGCGGCGTCAGCGGGGCGACCTCGGCCCACGTCTCGAGCCAGTCCACGTACTCGGTCCGCACGGCCCCCGTGGCCGTTTTCACGTCGACGGCCTGCTGAATCGTGATCCGGTGGCGCAGTCGCCCGGCCTGCACGGATCAGCCCTTCGCGGCCTTGGCCGCGCGTTTCTGGGCCCGGCGCGCGGCGCGAGCCAGCTGCCGGGCCTCGACGGCGCGCAGGAAGCCGGCCACCGGCGCCGGCAGGTACCGCCGGGCCTGTTCGCAGGGTCGGCAGCTCACGGGTACACCCGCAGCGGGTCGAGCGCCCGCTCGAAACTGTATGGCACCTCGACAGGCGCAGCGCCGGTCGAGCCGCCGGCGGTCACGCTTTCCCGGTTCGCGTACCAGTGCCCCACCAGCATCCGCAGGGCCTGCTTGACGCGCTGCGGTACCGCCTCGGCCCCGGCCGGCGACCCCTCGCCGACGTAGCCGGCCCGGTACCGGACCCGGACGGCCCCGGCGGCGCAGCTCACGACGGGCCAGACGGTCCACGGGGACGGCCGGATGGCTGGCGGTTCGTCTGGCAGGACCTCATACCCGGCCAGCTCGACGCGGTCGCCATTCGTCGACAGGTAGGACACGGACTCGACGGCGACGAACGGGGCGCCCATCGGCAGGACCACCCGCAGGTCATCGGAAAAGCGCGGGAAATCGTCCAGCCACAGTTCCCACACGGACTCGCAGAACGTGCGCTTCGTGTAATCCTCGGCCAGCTCCCGGGCCGCGGTAATCCAGCCGGCGAACAGGTCGTCCTCGGCCGTCAGGTCGGCGTCGACCCGGCAGTGGGCCTTCGCCTCGGCGACGGTGATCGGCTCGACTTCAGGGCCGAACAGTCGCCGCAGCTGATACCCAGAGCTGGTCATGCTCGGCACCTTTCCACCCGGGCAGCCATGGCCCGCCGAGCGTGAAGTGTGCCACCTTCGGGTCGGGCGGGCGAGGCTGCACCCCGACCAGCCAATTCCAGCCGGCCGGCAGGCTGCCGATATGTTCGTCGGCGAGCCACCGGAACGCGTGCAGGTCCCGGCCCGGCCAGCCGTTGACCTCACGTAGCGTCAGGCGCCGGTTCCCGGCGTGGTCGCAGTTCCAGAGCACCACCGACGACCAGTTTTTCCGCGGGTAGGCCAGCTGCGGCTGCCCGTCCATTTTCAGCCCTTCGCCGGGAAGCTCGCCGTGCTTGACCACCTGCACGGCGTATTGCGGGTCGGCCACCTCAAGCAGCTCGGCCACGTCGCCGAGAAACACGACGTCGCAGTCGACGAACAGCGCCCAGCCGGACTGGGCCAGCGCCGGCACGAGAAACCGGGAAACCGCGAACTCGGTGGCCATCGGGGCGCCGCTGGTGACATCCCAGAGCGTGCCGGCCGGGAACGTGTACCAGCGGCCGCTGACCAGCCGCCGGTCACCCGCCGCTACGGGCTGCACCACCCGTGTCAGCAGGCCGGCACGCTCGAGCCGCCGGCGTTTCAGCGGAACCACGCGGACCGGGACGGACGCCCGGGCCTTCAGCGTGGCCACCGTTACGTCGAAGGCTGCGACCTCGCGCGGGTCCCAGCCGACGTAGACGGTCAGCGGCCCGCTATCGCCTGCGCTCTGGGCTGCGGTCATAGGCTTTGCGCTTCCCCTTCAGATGGTCGGTGTAGCGGGCCAGCGGCGACTGGTGCCAGACGTGGCCGTGGCCGTTCGGCGTCAGGTTGAATGCTCGGGCGCCGCTACGCACCCGGGCTTCATCCCACACGAACGCGCTGTGCCATTCGCGCAGCCGGAATACCGCGCCCGACAGGTACAGCTCGCGGAACATTTCGAGCAGCCGCAGCGCAGGCGACCCCGGTCCGTTCAGCCGGTAGAGCTGGAATCCAATCTCGGAGTGCTTGGGCGGCCGGCCCAGATAGGCCACGTCGAAGCCCGGCGGCAGCAGTAGCTGCGGCCAGCCCTCGGGCACCTTGCGGTGCGTGATGACATCCCCGTCGAGCCACGCGAGAAACTGCGGGGTGCCGGTGTCCGGCAGCTCCGCAGCAGCCGCGGCCGGGATGAACCCCTGCCGGCTGAACTTCCACGCGTCCAGCCGCCATTTGTAGTCCGGGCCGTCACGGTGCCCCCGGTAACGCGGCGCATCGTGGGCGGCCAGCCATTCGGCGCACCCCGGGATGTCCGACAGTGGCCGGAACGTGCCCCGGGGCAGCGGTACGGGTTCCTCGCCGTAGACCACCAGCTCGACCGACTCTGGCCAGTGCCGTGCGAATGACTCGGCGAACCGTCGGCCGTATTCGTGGTACCCGGCCGGCGACCAGCCCGTGCAGATCGTGAGCTTCAAAGCGGCACCCATATTTCGTTCGGCGCGGCGAGCGTTAGCCGCGTGTACCGGGCGTCGCTGAGCAGCCGGCGCACGTCGGCCTCTGGCACCCCGTAATGCTTGTGGCTGAGCGCCGATACCTCGACGACGACGACGGGTCGGCAGCGGGCCAGCGTCTGCCGGGAGCCGCGCAGGGCGTACAGCTCGCCACCCTCGATGTCGAGCTTGAGCAGGCCGCACCGGGTCAGCCCGAGGCCGTCGACCGTGGCCACCGCGACCGGCTCCGCGCGTGGCCGCTCAACGGGCGGGGCATGCTCTGCCGACCCGACGTAGCCCGCCGTGGTGGCCCTGCGCTTCGGTGGCTGGTACAGCCACGCCTCGCCCGCGGCCTCGCCGAGCGCGGCGCGGTGCAGCACCACGCCCGGCGGCATGTCCTCGAACGCGGGCCAGCAGCGCGGGTTCGGCTCGAACGCGTGCACCGCGTCGAAGTGTTCAGCCATCCACCGTGACCAGTTGCCGACGTTGGCGCCGCCGTCGATGGCGGCAGCACCGGATCGCGCGTAGGCCAGCGCCCGCAGGTACAGGGGCCGGTCGGCGTCCGGCGGCGGCTTCCGCTTGTCCGTCATGCCATCACGTTCCCAGCGGGCACCGGCACCACCAGCCCCGACGGCGCCAGCTCCCGCGGCGTCCACAACAGCCGGTGCACCACCCGGGCCACGTCGACCGCCCGGCAGTGCGGGCGGGTTGCCAGCACGGCTGGGTAATCGTGCCGCCGCATCGTCATCCCGGAGTCGGCGATGATCGGGGGCGCGACGGCCACCAGCTGCTGACAGCAGCGCGTCGGCCGCTGCTCAACGTACCGGTGGACGGCTCCCTTGGCCAGCGCGTACAGCTCGTCGAATGACCAGCGGCAGCCGGACTGGCTGCCGATAATGCAGATGCGGGCCTTCGGGTCCCGCCGGAGCACCGTGTCGCAGATTCGCACAACGGAGACCAGATTAACGGCCAGCGTTTCGCGCACCTGTTCCGGGGTCAGGTCCTGCACCGCTCGACCGTGCAGGACGCCGGCGGCTAACACGTACCGGTGGCTACCGTCCGGGATGGTCAGCTCGGCGCCGTACTGGCTTAGGTCGCCCTCGATCCGCTGCGCGTGTTCGCCGGTGATGGTGGCCAGCTCGCGAACGATCGTTGACCCTACCCCGGTTGCGGTGAACATATCGCCTCGCGGATCAGCTGTTCGGCGTGCAGGATCGCGTCGATTTTCCCCGCCCTCACCCGCAGCGTCCGGGGCAGCGGGCGCACCACGTCGACGAACCGGGCGTCCGACCCGCTCATGGGCTGAGCGCGGATGGTCAGGCGGGCGTCGACGACGCGGTACAGCTCCTGCACGGCCGGCCAGAACTTCGCCATCTGGCCGAGCATTAGCACCCCGCGGCGCATCGCGTCATTGGCCGAACAGTCGTCGAGCAGCTGCCGGGCATGCCAGTACGTCGAGCAGCGGGCCAGCGGCGTGTAGCGGGCGCTGGTCAGGCTCGACAGGCCCTGCTGTTCGTTCCACGGGTAAACGGACGGGAACGGGCCGTCCATGATGGTGACCGCGCGATCGGTTGGCCCCTCGAGCAGCGCCGTTACGCACGGCTCGTACCGGTCGACCCGCTCGGCGTCGCGGGCGCAGAACGTGCAATCGATCGTCCAGTCCCAGCCGTCCGGGTCGGCGTCCGGGGGCATGTTCAGCCGGACCGCATCGCCCAGCTGTTCCGTGAACCATGCGCGCGCCTCATCGATGACAATGTGCCGCTCACCGGTCAGCATGGCGCCCTCGACGTTCGCCAGCCCAAGCTCGGACGGCCGCTCAAGCTCCACGAAGTCGACCTCGCCGCGCAGCACCTGCCGATAGGTGCCCCAGTCGATCAGGCTTTCGCCGTCTGCGACGGCGTAGACGTTGACTGGCACGGTGCGCGTGAGCGCGCCGTACTGGGCCATGAACAGCCGGTGGCTTTCCTGACATAGCACGCGAGTGAGCCGCGAGCGCGGGTAGTGGAAGCCCAGATGCAGCCGGGCCGGGTTGCCACCCGAGGCCCCAGCGAACAGCCGGTCGGCGATTTCGTGCAGCTCGACTTCGTGCCCGTCGCGCTGCATCGCCAGCGCCAGATGGCAGCCGTACCACCCGCCGCCAAGGACGCGAATTCTCATCGGATGCGCACCTGTTCCCGGATGGTCCCGGATTCGTCGCCGGTTGTTGACAGGACCACGTGCAGGCCACGGCCCGCGGGCCGGTCCAATACTCGCAGCCAGTCGGCGCGCTGGTACCCGCGCGGCAAGCCCGGCACGTCGTCGAGCACCCTTTTCTTGACTGGGCCGAGCTTTTCCGCCACGTAGACCACCCGCGAGGCCCACCCGTAGAGCCGGTCGATGAACCACGGCAGGTCGACGGTGGGAACCGATCCAAGCACGTGCGTGCACAGCACCGCGTCGAACGTGCCGCGCGGCTCGGCCACGTACGCCGGCACCGCCGGGTCATATTTCGTGACCTCGACGCCCCAGAACTGCTCCAGCGTCAGGCCGGACGGCACCGCCGAATGCGGCGGCCCGGGCGATACCCAGCGGTACTGCTCGCCCTTTCCGCAGCCCACGTCGAGCACTGACCGGCAGCCGTGTTCACGGATCAGGGCGCCGATGGCGGCCGCGTGCGGGCGCAGCAGCAACCCGCTGTACGTTTTCGATCGCATGTGATGACGGCTCGCCGCGCGAACGGCGGCCTCGTAGTCCTGCGACGGACGCGTGTGACGGTTCATCGGTAGATCAGCGGGCGCAGATACTGCCACGCCTCGCCGCGGTGCAGTTCCGGCATCGTCCACTGCCAATAAGCCAAATTCGCAAGCCACTGGTGCCGCTGTTCATACGTCGCCAAGTAGGGCGCCTCAACGTCGGCGACGCTGGTGCTACTGATTGGCCGGGCCACCGCGTCGCCCAGCACCACGCACGGGATGCCGAGCAGCACCGCCTCGAACACCGCGTTGCTGCCGTGGGTCACCAGACAATGCGCGCCGGCCAGCGCTTGCTCGATCGTCTGATCGGTGCCGCTGTACTCGGTCCCCTCGATTGGCTCCGCATCCTTCCAGCTGGGCTTGGGCCGGTACGTGATCGGCCGTGCCGTATGCTCGCGCAGGGCAGCCACCAGCTTGTGCGCGTACGGCGTCGGCGCCTTCAGCCCATAGAACTGGTGGTACTTCGCCGAGCTGCCGGCGATCAGCACGTGGCCGCGCTTCGTCGGCTTGCGCCATCGCTGCATGACCAGCCCGAGCCGGTCGGCGCGGTCCATCGGGCGGGCAATGTCCATGAGCATTTCGGTCGGATGATGCCGGTCGACCGACACCCGCCAATACTCCCAGAGCTTCACCGGCGTCGGCGCGGCGTGACGCGTGTAGCCCTTGTCGAAGTAGACGACGTGAATGCCCTCGCGCTGGTGCACGCGGTACAGCTCGCGCGACTTCACCCCGACCATGCACACCACGTCGGCGTCGGCCGGCGACACGGGACCCGATTCCAGCGGCCGCAGCTCCACCGTGTCGCCGTGCACCCGGGCACCGTCGGCGAACGCATCGGCCAGCAGCCGTTCGCGCGGCTTGTCCGAATGCCAGAAAACGATCCTCACAGAAGCCCCTCCTGCCGCAGATGGCGCCACGCTGCGCCGGTCCGCATTTCCTCGACGCTCCACTGCGTGTAGGCGATGTCGGCAGCCCATTGCTCGCGGCCGTCCGGCATCGGTGGCGACTCTATCCCAGCCAGCTCCTGCCCCGACATACAGGCGGCCACCCCTTCCCAGCAGAACGCCGGCACGCCGGCCATGATCGCGTCGACGGCAACGTTGCTGTGGTGAGTGACCACGGCCCAGCAGTCGCGCAGCTCATCGGCGACTTCCCGGGTCCGCGGCGAGTAGATGGTGCCAGCGATGGGGCGGGCCTTCTTCCAGCTGGGCTTCGGCCGGTAAACGATCGGGCGGGCGGTATACCGCTGCAGCTCGCCGATGGCCCAGCGCTCCCACGCTTCGGTGGCGTAGCCCTCTGCTCTGGCGCCCTTGTCGCCCATGCCAGCGACCAGAACATGCCGGCCGTTCCTGCGCCACGGCTTGATGGGCGCGGCCACGGCGCGCAATCGGTCAGGCGGGTGGGCTGGCCGCCGGAAGTAGGCCGTCGGGTGGCGGGCGTTGACCGCTATCTTGTGGAAGCCGGCGAAACGGCCGCCACGGCGCCGATCCCAGTACCCAAGGTCCACGTACACCGCGCGCCCGATCCCCTTGTAGGCGGCGAACACGTGCGGCAGGCGGCCCTCGAGGCCGTAGAACACGGCAGCGTCGGCGACCGGCTGCCCGGCGAATTCGTGCTCGTACGCCAGCACCGGAACGTCCCCGGCGGCGGCGATGCCCTCGGCCATGGCGTCGCTTATCACGCGTGATCGGTGATGGTCGGCGATGCGGTAGACGGCCACCCGAGCACGTGCCGGAAAGGCTGGCCGGTCGATAACTCGCGGGTCGTCCACGTGGCCCAGCCAACAAGCCCGCAGGTCGCGGTCCGGTCGGGGAATACCGGGGCGCACGGCCCACGGATCGTCGCGTCGTCGAGCCATTGCCCGCAGCCCTTCCCTATCCAGTTGCGGAACCCGTAGAACACCGGCACCCCCGCCGCCATTGCCTTCAGCGCCGCCGCGCTGGCCCACGTGACCACGGCGCGGACGTTGGCTAGGTCGTCGGCCAGCGGCAGCGCCGGCCGCTCGCCGGGATGTTCGCGGATGCGCACGCGGCCCCAGTGCGCCAGCCGACGGGCGATGTCGCGGTGCCAGCCGTGCGGCTGGGCCACCCCGGGCGGGCCAATGCCGCGCTGCGCAAGGATCAGCACGTCGCCTGCTGGCATGTCGCGCCACGGGGCCAGCGTCCACCCCTGCGCGAACCACCGGTCGGCCGGCCCCTCTGGTGACCACCCGGCACCCGCCGGCGCGCCGCGGAACAGCGAGTACCACGGGCCGCCCGGGGAATCACGGCCCATGAGGCCGTTCTCGGCCACCAGCACGACGCCGCCGGCGGCCTCGAAGCGCTCGGCCAGCGCGTGATTGGCGCCGTAGCGGTTCCACATCACCAGTAGGTCGCCGGGGCGGGCGCGCTCGCGCGGGTAGCCGGCCACCTGATAGCCGCACGCCTGCAACCCAGCCGCGAAGGCTTCGCGCCGGTAGTGCGGTTCGTGACGGATCAGCAGATGCGCGCGGCGCATGGCCCATTGTGCCGGGCCGTTGCGCGGCCCGCTAGGGCAGCACGTCGGGTAGATCGGCGCGCGGCCAGTACGTGATGGCGGTCAGCGGCGAACAGTTCACCACCTGCACGCCCAGCGCGGCCAGTTCCGCGGCCATCGTGGCCATACCGGCGCGCATACGCTCCCACGGGCTCACGACGTGCAGGCCCGGCGGATGGTCGCCGAAGTAGTGCCCCTGCTCGCCCATGTCGAACCCGATCAGCACCAGCCGGCGGGCGCCGAGCAAGTAGGCAAGGTTGATGGCTTGGGCGCCGGAATTGCCCACGGCACCGCCGGTCCGGACGATGCCCGGCCGGACGCTCAGGCCCGGCCCGCGTTCATACTGCAGCAGGTTCAGTCCGTGCCGTCGGGCGGCGGCTCCGGTGCAGGTCCAGAGCTGCGCGCGGGGGCACTGCGCACGGACCGCCGGCGCGTGGTAGTCCCACCAGCGCGCGTCGGCCGCGTAGACGTGGTCGGCGTGGCCGGCGATGCGGTAGCCGTCGTTAACGGCGACGGTTGGCCAGCCGGCGGTACGGGTAACGTCGACGCGCGCGGCGCTGGGGCCACTGGCGACAATGCATGCGGTTCGGTTTTCGTCTCGAAATTCCACGCGCGATCGTCGCCCTCGAGGATTTCGACCACGCCGGACCCTGCCAGCTCGAACGCGCGGTCACGGGGAACGCTAAGTGTAGCGCCGCGGGGAATCCACCCCTCGTCGACCGACGCAAAGCGCCGCAGAGCACGAACCAGATACACGGCAGCTCTCCCCGGGTAATGGGGCGGGCCGTCATGGCCCGGCCCGCCCCTGCCCGTTCCGCGCCTCGGGTTAGACGCTGAACACGCCCTTGATTAGCGCCGACGGGCGGTACACCGTCAGCGCCAGCCGCTCCTCGGCGAGCAGGGTCACCATGTTGCGCCGGAAGTTATCCGAGTCCTCGCGGCTGACCTCGATGGCGGCCTGCGACCGATCCCAGATTTGCGCAGCCATCGAACCGTTCGCCACAAGGAACTGGCCCTCGGGCATCGTGTTCGTCGGCACTACCGGCAGGCCCCAGAGCTGCGGGCCGAGGATCGACACCGGGTTTGCGATCAGGTAGCGCAGGTCCTGATCTTTGGTCAGCTCGATGTCCTCCCAGTCGGCGGGGTTCAGGACCATGAACTCGGCGTCGTACTCGGACAGCTGCAGCTGCGTGATGGCCCGGCGCAGCCAGTCGAGCTTCGTGCCCGTCTGGGCGCGGTTGTAGAACGTCGCCTGATTCATTAGGCCGTCGAGCTTACCGACGGTGCCGTCACCCAGCAGCAGCTGTTCGTCCTCCTCGAGCGCGAGGCCGTACTGCAGCCGGCCGTTGATGTAGCTGGCCAGCATCGGCGCGTCGTCCAGCACCTGCCGGGACGCGAGGATGAAGTGCGCGATGGTGACGACGGGCGCGTTCGCCAGCGTGAACGTGATGTCGCTCTCGGGCTTCACGACGTTTTCGGCCGCGACGGTCGGCGAGCCACCCGCCTGCGGTCCGGCGTTGTTCGTGAACACGTTTTCCTTCGCGAACTGCACCAGATTCGACGACGTGGTGCCCGCCGGCAGCAGCTGCCGGATGCGCAGCCGCCGGTTCGGCGTAGCCACGATACCGGGCACCCGCATGTCGGGAACCAGCGGCTGGTTCTGGCCGGTGGCGTTGACGATAGCGCGCGTCTCCCAGCGGGCCTTGGCCACCTTGAGCAGCGCGCCAGACGACGCCCATTCCTCGGACTCGACGAACTGCTCGCCCAGCGACTTCGCCGTGCGCTCGCCCTCGCCCAGCCGGTCAGCCTTGCCCTCCACCTTGTCGAGCCGGGTCCCGAGCGTGTTCAGCGACTCGGATAGCGCCCGCATGGCGCTGGCCGTTTCGTTGGCCACCTTGCCCGTTTCCTTCAGCTCGCCGTTCGCCTTCTCGATGAACTGCGTCAGCTCGCGGTGCTGTTCGAGAAACGCGGTGCGAAGGTCCTCCATCGTTTTGATGGTGGCGGCGCTGGGGGCGGGAGTGTCCTTCCGGTCCATCGGCCGGCCGAAGTAGTCGCGCGGCAGTGCGCGCTTGCTGGCCAGCGCGGCACGCATGCCGTTGCTGACCGACGTGATGAACTTGTTCATTTGTCACCCTCCAAGAGTGAACGCGGGATTCGGGTCGAACGAAGCACGTCGAGCAGTTGCCCGGCGGCGGCTGGCGTCGGGTCGGCCTCGGGCTCACCCCGGAGCAGGCGCGACAGGCGCGACACAATGGCGGTCGCGGCCGACTTAGAGCAGCCCGCGGCCTCGCGCAGCAGGTCCTCTATTTCGGAAACTTTCGAGCAGCGATCCAGCGCGGCTTTCACGCTGGCGGTATCGATTCGGGCTTCCTGTTCTGCCGGCATGCTGACGATCGACACCTCGTACAAGTCGAACGCCTTGATGATCCGGCCGCCGTTGTCGCGGCTTTCCCAGTCGGTCGTGTAGCCGCCGATGCTCAGGCCGTTCAACGCCCCGTGCTTCAGGCTGGCAGCGATGTCCTGCGCCTCTGAATGCCCGGGCGTCAGCTCGCCGAGCATAAGGAGGCCCTTGTCATCTTCTTCCCATTCGAGCCATTTGCCCGGAACACGCCCCGGCGAATGCCCGAACAGCATCATCGGGCGGCGTTCTTTCAGGCTTTCGAGGAACGCACCGCGGAGCACGGTGTCGCCGTAGCTGTCCGTCCGGCCCCAGACCGCGGCGTAGCCGGTGAACTGCACAGC